TGATTACTTGGCTCTTACTCCTACCGGTAAGCTTACTGGCACTGGAGCTGCTAGTACGGATGCAGAGGTTTTAAAGAAACTAGCAGAAGAACACCCTATTCCCGGAGTAATCTTAGATATTAGGCAGAAATCAAAAATCAAAAATACTTATTTGGATAAGATTATACCTGCCTTAGATAAGGATAGTAGAGTTAGAACAGGTTTTAACCTAACTTCAACTACTTCGGGTAGATTATCTAGTTCTGGCAAGATTAATATGCAACAACTGCCTAGAGATAATGCGGCGGTTAAAGGGTGTATTAAAGCGAAGCCCGGATACAAGATACTACAACAGGATTTAGCAACTGCGGAAGTTTATGTTGCGGCAATCTTGAGTGATGACAAAAATCTACAGAATGTATTTAAGAGTGGAGGAGACCTACACTCTACAGTGGCTAAGATGGTATTTAGTTTACCTTATGATGTTGCAGATATTAAATCTAAGGCATCTACCCAACGCCAAGCTGCTAAAGCTATTACCTTCGGAATTATGTACGGCAGTGGGCCAGCTAAAGTTGCTGAGACTGTATCTAAAGATAGTGGAGAGCCTTTTACTATACAACAAGCAAAGGATACTATCGCTAAATATTTCAGAACTTTTCCTAGATTAAAGGATTGGTTACAAATGTCCAAGGAGGATATTGAAGCAAATGGGTACATTTATAGTATTTTTGGACGTAAGCGTCGTCTTAGCAATGTTTTTAGTAATGATAAAGGTATTGCATCCCACGAAGTTAGAAGTGGTATTAATTTCCTTATTCAATCTGTTGCTTCTGATATTAATTTATTGGCAGGTATCGAGTTAAACAAATGGATATTAGATAATAATAAAGATGCCAAAATCATAGCATTAGTACATGACTCTCTAGTGTTAGAAGTAGCAGATAAGGATATTGAAGAAGTTTCTAAAGTTATGGCGGAATTTACTCAGAAAGACAGAGGTTGCTCTATACCAGGTCAGCCTATAGGAGTAGATTTAGATATTGGAGATGACTATGCCTTTGGCAAGTTCGACAAACAGTACCCCGAGTTTCTCTAGTATACACTGGCCTGTCTGGGTTATTAGACCTCACGAAAGTATTGGTGGAGGTCTAGTAACGGACAGATATGGAATAAGACGTATAGATTTAGAGGATAAGTCATTATCTTTCCCAATGCGTAGAGTAGCTATAAAAGCCTTAAGAGACTATAAAGTATACCCACTACGTAGGGCTATATGGAACTTCAAAGACTTACTGGCTTCTAAAATGCTACATTTTATAGACTTTAAAGGTAATATATATAATTATAAAAAAAGTACTTTCCACCCTTTAGTATATAGAAAAATAACATATAAGAAGTATACCGATACCACCACCATTTTTAAAGTTAAGGGCGTTCCTTCATTCTTTGAGGTTGCTGGAAAGCTGAATCTAGAGGCGGAGTACGCAGGACTACTACATATTGATAGAGGTTATTTACTGTATGAAGTAACTACCGAGAAACTAAAAGACACTAAGAGGAAGATATGAGCGAAAAAGCAATTTTATCAAATAGAATATACATGTCAGCGGACGCTAAACGACAGAAGCTTATAGACCAAGAGTTAACGTATGCAATTCCATCTTATAACCCAATGGAGCCCCCTACTATAATTAAGAATATGGGCAGGATTAGTAGTAAGCTAATAACAGTTCCCATGGGTAGAATAGATTTAATACCTGATGACTTTGAAATAATTGATAAAAGAACTTTAGTGCCAGTAAATTTTCCAGAGTTCAGATTTGACCTTCGGGATAGCCAAGCTAAAGTTTTCAACGAAGTTGAGGATAATGCAATTATTAACGCTTTTGTGAGTTGGGGTAAGACTTTTACAGCGATAGCCATTGCGGCTAAGTTAGGGCAGAAAACCTTAATTGTAGTGCACACTTTGGCGTTAAGAAAGCAGTGGGAAGACGAGATAGAAAAATGTTTGGGCATTAAGCCGGGAGTCATTGGAAGCGGTAAGTTTGACACGGACCCGATTATTGTTGTATCTAATGTACAGACTCTAGGAAAGAAAATGCAAGAAATTCAAAAAATGTTTGGAACAATCATACTAGACGAAATGCATCACGTTAGTGCACCTACTTTTTCTAAGATAATAGACAAGTGTAGCGCAAGATACAAAATTGGACTAAGTGGTACATTACAAAGGAAAGACGGGAAGCATGTTATATTCAATGACTATTTTGGATTTGATGTACACCAGCCTCCTAAGGAAAACTACATAACCCCTAGGGTTGTGCTAGTTAAGTCTGAGACCCGATTTCCAGATAGCGCAAAACTTCCCTGGGCTAAAAGAGTTAACCAAGTGGCGTATGATGAAAACTACCAAAAAATGGTTGCGCAGCTCGCTTCTGTATATGCAGCAAAAGGTCATAAAGTACTGGTAGTAAGCGATAGGGTCCAATTTCTTAATAGGTGCGCCGACCTAACCGGAAATAATGCAATATGTATTACAGGAGAGCTACCGCATGAACAAAGAGATGAAGAGTTGGACAAGATTAGAAATGGGGAAGTAGATATTCTATACGGCTCCCAGAGTATATTCAGTGAGGGTATTTCAGTTAATGAACTTAGCTGTCTTATTCTAGGTACTCCAATAAATAATGAACCTTTACTAATACAACTGATAGGCAGAGTTATTAGAAAACTAGAAGGTAAAATACAACCAGTAATTTTAGATATACATTTAAAAGGCAATACTGCTGCTCGACAAGCTAAAGCGCGATCGGCAGTATATATAAAGCAGGGTTACGATATTAAAATCGTAGCTGGTTAAAAATAATACTTGACAATTAGGTTAAATATTGGTATAATATATATTCGAAAATAGAGATTTAAAGATGATATTTTACGATTGGAAAAAGGTGGTGGACTTAAGTAACGGCAGTATAAAGAATACAATAAGGTTGATGGTTATCTATACCTACAGTATTAAAATGCCTAAAAAGAATAAAAGTTTAACGCGTTTTTACGGACAAGATATAACTGGAGATAGTTTTTTACTAAATCCTAAGGAACTATTTAAGAATAAACTTCAAGTAACTCTAAAACAGATGGTTGCCTATATGGAGCTAGCAAGTTATAGAAATTACTTAGATTATAAGTGGCAAGGTGTAACTACTTTACCACATAGATATACAGAGATAACTCGGAAAGATATAGAGGACAATCCTTTATTAGAACTTGATGAGCAAGATAATATAACATTTTATTACGAGGAAAAAGAATATGGCAATTAAATTTGGCAATGTAACAGGTAAAGCAAAGAAGTCTTCAGTAGACGCATACACATATAAAGAAGGCAATAATGTTGTTCGCATAGTAGGAGACGTTCTTCCTAGATATGTTTATTGGGTAACAACAGCAGATGGTAAACGTGTCCCTATGGAATGCTTAGGGTTTGATAGAGATAAAGAACAATTTACAAATATTGAAAAGGACTGGGTAAGACACTACCATACAGATATGAAGTGTTCATGGGCATACGCAGTACAGTGTATTGACCCAGATGATGGTAAGGTTAAGGTACTAAATCTTAAAAAGAAGCTATTCGAAGCAGTAATGGTTGCAGCAGAAGACTTAGGAGACCCAACAGATCCAACAACTGGGTGGGATTTAGCTTTTAAAAAGCAAAAGACTGGGCCACTACCTTTTAATGTTGAGTACACCTTACAAGTATTAAAATGTAAAGTACGTTCATTAAATGAGGCTGAGTTAAAAGCTACTGAGGAGTTACCAAACATCGATGATGTTATTAATCGCCCAACTCCAGATCAGCAGAAGGAATTTATAGAGACTAGAGTTCTAGAGAATGTTAGTTCCGATAATGTTCCGGCAGAAGTTGCTGAGGAAGTTGCTGAGTTACTATAAAGTATTAAAAAAGCCCCAGCTTATGGGGCTTTTTAGTAAAAAAGAGGAATATCTATGAAAATTTTATTTACAGCAGATCACCATATAAAGTTAGGGCAGAAATCTGTACCTAAAGAGTGGGCTATTAACAGATATAAATTAATGTTTGAGGAGTTTCATAAGTTAGAAAAAACCGTAGATCTACATATTATTGGAGGAGACCTATTTGATAGAGTTCCTACACTTGAAGAACTAGGGTTATACTTCGAGTATATCCGAAATATAGAAGTGAGAACAATAATATATCCTGGCAACCATGAAGCACTAAAGAAGTCTACATCTTTTCTAACTAACTTAAAAGACGTTACAAAATCCATAAATCCTATGGTAGAAATCATTGATGATTACTATGTGTTAGAGGACATGGATTTTATCCCCTATAATAAGTTGAAGGAGTTTAACCCCGAGGACTTCGAAGGAAGAACACTATTTACACATGTTAGGGGGGAGATCCCTCCACATGTACACCCCGAAATTAACCTAAAGAAGTTCGATCGATGGGACTTAGTAATAGCAGGGGACTTACACTCCCATTCTAACTCTCAGGGTAATATTGTTTATCCAGGGAGCCCCGTTACTACATCCTTCCATAGAAATCCTGTAGATACAGGAGTATTACTATTTGATAGTACCACTATGGATTGGTCCTGGATGAAACTAAATCTGCCTCAATTAATCAGGCAGACAGTTAGCCACCCAGATCAGATGATTAGAACTAACTATCATCATACTATATACGAGCTTGAAGGGGATGTGTCGGAGTTAGTTAAAGTAGACAAGGATAATGAATTACTAGATAAAAAACTAATAAAAAGGCATAATGACTCTGCCCTTATATTAACGGCAGATATGACTTTAGAAGATGAATTAGCAGAGTATCTGCAATTCATACTTGGGTTAAATGATAGTAAAGTAAAAGAAGTCTTAGGAGTATTTCATGATTATACTTAAAACATTAAAATGGTCTAATTGTTTCTCCTACGGGGATAATAACATTTTAGACTTGGAAGAAAACATAATTGTACAACTTGTAGGTACTAATGGTACCGGTAAAAGCTCGATCCCTCTATTAATAGAAGAGGCTTTGTTTAACAAAAACTCTAAAGGTATTAAGAAAGTGGATATTGTTAATAGGAATAATCCTACACAAGGATACTCTATACACCTTACTTTTGAAGTAGATAGTAACAAGTATTCTGTAAAAGTAGAACGAAAGGCAAGTATTAAAGTAGTACTAGAATGTGACGGTAAAGATATTTCATCTCATACAGCTACTAATACCTTTAAAACTATCTCCGAAGTTTTAGGGGTAGATTTTAAAACGTTCAGTCAACTAGTATACCAAAGTACTACGAGTTCCTTACAATTCTTGACTGCTACAGATACTAATAGGAAGAAATTCCTAATAGAGTTACTAAATTTAGACTACTATCTTACTTTATTTGATAACTTTAAGAGTGCCCATAAAGAGACTTCTAGTGAGGTTTCTGAAATAAGAGGGAGTATAGAAACTATTAAAGCTTGGATTAGTACAAACCCTGTTATTAGTAGTACTAAAAAAGATTTACTTGAGATACCGGAGTCCCCAGAAGAACTAGTATCTGACAGAGCTTTGATTCAGGAAAGACTAACTAATATTATAGCTATTAATAATAAAATTAATGTAAATAATCAATATGTGAAACAATTATCTGCTCTGTCTTCGGAAGAAATTACTAGAGACCTAGTGGCCCCCGAGGGTGTTGTGCCTTTAAAAGAAGAGTTCGCATCTTTAAAAACTATAGTTGATCAAGCCTCCCTTGTGCTAAAAAAGATATCCTCCTTAGGGGATAGCTGTCCTACTTGTTTACAAGATATAGATGAAGATAAAACGAGAGAGTTAATAGAAGAACAGCAAGGTATAATATCTATAAATGTGAGTAAGAAGGAAGAGATAGAGAGTTCCATTATAAGTTTAAAAGCTGAGATAAAAAAATATACGATTCATAAATCTGAGATTGAAAAGTTTGAGAGGCTCTCTGCTCTTGTTGATAGTAGTCTACCTAATAAAAC